GATCACGCAGCACAGGAGTATCAAACCATACCCGTTGATATGTAGACGAATGTTGTTGTCTCAGCTGCAATATCCATTCCAACAAAGGTTTCAAACCTGTAACTGACAGATTGTTCATTGTGATAATAAATGTCAAACTGTTGTAGCTGGGAATGTTGGTTAGATAATTGTGTACATTTGATTTGACTCTGCTGAATTCCATTCCATTTCTTATGTATTCAGCTTGTGCAGGCACGCCCGAATCCAGACTAACATACTGCATAAAGTGTTCTATGCCACCGTTGCACAGTTGTTTCACATAGTTAAAATACTTTTCACTCAGCTTGGGCTCTACACTAAAGTTACTTGTGACATTTAGATGCAATTTGGCGCTGGGGTTGGCCAACACATAATCAAATACTTTATAGGTGTTCCGGTCCAGTAGTGGTTCGCCGCCGGTCATTCGAAAGTGTTCCAGTTCAGGATACAGCGTGGGCCACCACGCCCAAAAGGCATCTACATAGGGATTAGATTCCCGGGCAGGGATGGGCTTACGATCACCAACAAAATGCTCAGGAGCGTTATGAGGCACCATAGTAGGATATGCCCCATCACGTTCCATTTCTTGTTGCCAACTTGAACTAAACTGCGGAGAGCAGTAACTACACTTGAGATTACAAGCGTTGTTGAAATTAACTTCCACATAACTGGGAATGATGTCATCTTCAGATCCTTGACTATTTTTTATTTTTTCAAAATCTACTGCGGCCCAGGGCTCGCCTGATCTATAATGGCGATCACTCAGTTTGTTTTGATCTTCCATGTTCCAGCAATACTGACACTCAGCAGGCTTTGTGCCTGCCAGCATGAGTTTGCGTTGTTGTTTTTTGTGCTCGGTATTGTGCAGTGCTGACGGATTGCGTCCAATATCTTCTATGTTGATACGATGCAGGGGAGGATGATAGCAGCTATTGTTGAGTCCTGTGGGCAAGTGTAGACTAACTTGTTTCCACTTGGCCAGGCACAGTGCAGGTCCTAATTTGTCCTGCATTTGTTCTGCTGCATTTAAAAAATGGCTTTGATCGCCTTTGGTCATTACCAACCTTCACGTTCTCGGATAACGTCAATTTCTCGCACCATTGCTCCACGGTTGTGCCAGTCGCTGCGATAGTGCTGTTTGAAGAATGCTGATTGTTCTGCTTCCAGCATGCTCATGGGCAAGCCCAGTTGTGTGCCTAGATCAACTCCCACACGATTTGCCACAATGCGTGGTTCACTGTCTTTTACTGTGAGCCACAACTGATCCAGTTCAGCAAAGTCTTGCACCTGCGTATGATCCCAATTGGTCAGCATGGTCATGTAAGTGCCCATTCGCGAACCTGCAATGGCCCACATGCCATGGTCAACATCTGCACCTACATTGTGCCATATGGTAAGATTGTCTAGATTTCGTTTGTGTACACGATCGGTAAATTCTTCTGTGCTGGGTCTGCGTCCACGGTCCAGACACATTTTAACGCCTTCTCGAAAACCAGCACGCCAGGCTTGGCTGGCACTGCCATTGGGATATGTTGTGCTGTAGCAATCGTGCATGGGCCAGTACTGTGGGTTGAAACAAAATTCAACCTGTGTTTCAACACTGCCGTCTGTGGCTTCATGAGTACGCATTTGCGCCACAAACTCTCGAGTCCAGCTGCTCAATCCACCATTGCCATACATTAGCCCATTGATGTGATTACGTGCTCTCCAGCGAAATACTGCCTGTTCATATTCAGCTGTGGGAAAACTAAGCGTTTGATTAAAAAAGCTGGGGTCAGGAATATTGTCTCCGTCCACAAGAATAAATCTTTCTGTGGTAGATGCTTCTGCTGCGGCCTTGTGTGCAGCATCACTACCTTTTACACCATCAACTCGTACTGCCCAAGGCACCATGTTTTTGATCTTGGTCCAGGTTTCTTCTTTGTTGGGTTCATCGTAACTCAAGTAAATGCAGTCTAGGTCTGCTATGTCAATTTGCTTCATATGTTTTTTTGCTCCAGGCACAATAAGGTTCAGATTCAACTACCACAGCCACGTCAGTTGGGTGACAGTGTGTGCCTGCGGGTGCAGGAGTTAGTTTGTTGACTGTGCGCCATTTTGTTTCAGTCAACACACCATTTACCACACGCACACGACTGGGGCTACGAGCGTAGGTTGCAGCATCAATCTCAATGTAGTTACCGGGCAAATGCTCCATGCTGTAAAATAGCAAAACCCCAACTGAGTCATGGTACAGTCGATAGGTTAATGGCTGTGTTTCGGGCACTGCATGCAGTATGCTCCAGAATTCATCAGGTGTCATGGTCGCCATTCCTTGATATGATAATGAAATGCACCCCATTGTGCCACGGTATTGATACGCAATGGATCATGTTCCCAGGTCAATTCGTGTGTCCAACGATCTGTTGTGCCTGCGTGGTGCGGTTTCATGTGAACAATTTGTGGATATGTAACAAAAGGCATGGTAACTCTTTGTTCGCCTATGATCTGTGCAGCCATAGCATACACTAGATCAGTGTCTGCTACCGCAGGTGCAAACTTTATCAGTGTGCGAACGTGTTCCCAGTTGGCAAATATATCCCGAACTAGATCAAAGAATTCTTTTGCAGTTTCACTCAGTCGCCAGTAAGTAATGGCGTTGTACACATCAGGCAAATGATTTTGATCAAACACTCGGCGATAGTGCCGAGCAGTGCTAACATCGCCGTGCCAGTTTCTACATCCTGTACTGATCACAACGTCACGGTGTCTAAACAAGTCCCACCAGTGTGAGATAGGGCTAGCAATCAGCATGTCTGCTTCCAGCTTGATTGTTTCACGAAACGGTGTTAACTGAAATACTGCTGCGTCATTGGCATAGGCATTTTCCGCCACCGCCGGCAACAAATGCACATAATCAAACACAGGATCCTCTACTGGTTGATCTGTTATTAAACACACTTTTGCAGCAGGATGCTGTGTCTTTAGACTTTGAACCAACATGCCAGCGCAACGAACGTAGTCAACTGTGTCTGTGTTGACTGCTACCACAACATAACCTTGTTCTTCAATGGGCCGCAATTATGTTCTCCAAGTGCTGTTTGCCCATGGCATGAAAATCTGTAGTATGCCATTGAATGTATTTTGATTGGTTGTCTGGGTCGCAATATGTGATGCGGTATGCATCAGTTTGGTGTGCAATTTTGGTCAGCACTGTGTCTGGCATCACAGTCAGTAAGGGCCAAGGTATTTCATCTACTTTGCCTGTGTGGCCGCTTACAATTCCCAGGGCAATGCTTAGGGCAAAATCATTACGATAGGTCTTTTTGTCAATGCCATACAATGCTCGATAATGTTCCCAGTTGCTTCGTATCATCTGCATGCAGTCAAATATGTATTGTGCAGTGTTTGATCGACGAAATACCATTACTGTGGCCCACCACATGGGCATGTCATGGCGCCCAAAAACATTGAGTCCTTTCAAAGGATGCCCAGTGTTGAAGTTGACGGCCGATCGATGACACATAAAGTCTGTGTTGTATTCTAAAATTCTTTTGAGATCAGAGCAGGCTACCACATAGTCAGCGTCCAATACCAGGGTACGATCCCAGGGTGTTAGATCATATGCGTTGACCCTGCCAGCATTGTGCCAGGTCACTGTGCTAGCGTAATCTTCAAAGTATCGTGTTCCACCAGATTTGGCTGTGGCTGGCACGACTTGATCAAATCCATTGAGTCTAGGGTCTGCAGGGTCTGCATCTGTAACAACTGCAACTGGTATGTCAAGATGTCTGCGAATGTTTTTAGCACTCCACGCAGCCATGGCCAGGTAGTCGATTTGTTCATTGTTGAACGCAAAAATAAGTGCGCCTGTGGTCATCGTTTTTGACTGTTGGTTTCGTATTCTACTAGCCAAGCATTCATTTGCTCTTGCCAGCGTTGTTGTGCTGCCAATTCAAGTTCTCTAACATCAACTCTGATTGGAGCGTCATACAAATCCAGCAACACTGCTGACTCGTCGGGACATGTTGCCAACACAGTCAGCAGTTCAGGACCGGCACGCCACATGCCGCTGGCGTAGGCAAACAACATACGTGCTTGGTATTTTTCTTTGAGTATGCGACGAGCAGTCACATGATCAAAACGTGCTCGCGAGTGAACAATTAAAGCATCAGTATCCATGCTAGTAGTATACAGGAAAAAGTAACAAAGGTAAAGGGCCTTGCGGCCCTTTTGGTTAGACTGTGGTTGCTGCCACTGTTGGGGTTCCCCAACTTGCAGTAGTCAGATAGGTTGTACTAGGTGGGAAATAGGTGCAAATTGTGGTTGGTGCTGTTCCAGGAGTGGCTCCCGTTGAGGCTGTGCCACCCGAAATTGCGTCGCCGTCGCTGGCACTCCATAATGTGGTAAATGTCAGTATGGTGCTTGCAGCGTTGAGAGCAGCACTGTGTTGGATAAAGTTGCTGGTGTAGGGAACAGTGTCAGCAAACTGCTTGTAGATAATGGTAGCTGCACCGCCGGGAGTCAGGTCATAGAATCCTGTGGTGGTGAGCAATATGTTTGGTGTGCCTGTTCCGCCAACTTTGGTTGTGCCTGTGTAAGATGCGCCTGAAATTACAGCAGTTCCAGTGCCACCCGTGAAGAAAATGTCGCCACACAAGGTATTGGCCAAGTCATTCCATTCTGGGTCGCCCAGGTCGCCAGTGGCTGTTTTGCTCACATCCAGCTTGATGCGACCCCCACCGTTGAAAAAGTAACGTGCTGCTGCTGCACTGGCAAATGTCACTGTGTTGGTAAATGTAAAGCTCCAAGTTGCTCCCGAAGTAGCAGCAGTCTTTGAGTTGGTGCCAGTCCAGGCTGTATACTGTGTGCCGTTGGCCACAGCGTTGAGTCGGTTGGTAGTTATGTTGGTTAGGTCTGTGTTGAGAGCAGCAAGAATCTGAATCAGGTTGCCAGTTACAGGAGCTGATCTTGCTGTGATAGTTGTGCCAGTTTGGCTGCCCATGCTGCTGATAGTATTAACAAGACTTGCCCAGTTGGTTGCAGTAACAACTCCGGCTGCACTCACAGTGCTTAGTGCTGTTTGTCCCCAACCTTTATCAGTAGCACCGGTGGCCCAAAGATCATTGACGTTGGCGCTTGCAGTGGTACTGGCAAAACCATTGTAGTCTGTGGCCTGGATCAAGCCTCCTGATGAATAAGTCATTTTTTATCCTAATTATTTGCTAATGGTCACAATGGCTTCAACTTCCCCTAGCTCAGGAGTTCGTTTGTGTGCCAATGCACGACCCAATACGTTGAATGCAGTGGCTTCGCCAGGCTGTGCCGCTCTAGCAACACCATTACCAGCTGATACCAAGCGGTCACCTTTGGCCACACGTCCAATCACTTGAACAGGAACTCGTCCAGTCATAGCCACCGGCGGGTGTGTGTTGTCATCACCAGCCATGCCATTCATCAAGTAAGCAGCCCGTGTGCTGATAACGCCAAACACATTTTCACTGAGTTCATCTCTAGCACGAGTAATTTCCATTTCTCCGCCTAGTTCAACCACAGTTCCTGCTGAGTATACAGCATCGGCTGCAAAACGTTCTGCAACGTCAGCGTATGCTGCTGTGGTAGATTGAGCAAACACACGGTTAAATGGGTTACTTACACTACCAATATTACCAACGGCATTGCCCGGAGTGGTTATATTGTTCACGTTAACAACGTTAGCATACACAGTGCTTGTGTCAATCACAACCACATTGGCTACACCTCCCACGTTGAAGTTGATGTTGCCACCCGAAGTACCAACCTGGCCCGCTGTTGTACCATTTTGGAATTGGGTAACGCTCACACCCAGACTCAAGCCTGTGAGTTGTGAACCATTACCAAACAAGTATGAACCTGTAACGTTGGCAGCACTGATGATATTGCCAGTGGCAGTGATACGACCAGCTGTGTTGACATTGCCAGCAATAACGTTAGCCAGGGCGCTGACTGTTGCACCTTGGACTAGGGCAGCAGTGATAATATTGCCCCCAGTTACGTTGCCTGTGGCACTAACCTGTGCACCAGTAACCAAGTTGCCCCCAGTTACGTTGCCAGTTACACCAAGGGTGGTACCCACTGTGGCAGCATTGGCAATTGCAAATGTGCCATTTGAGCCCAGAGCACGAGCCACATTGTAAGTGGTTCCGCCTACGTTGGCCTGAATCACCAAATTACCGTTACTGATGTCGCTTTTGACGTTGGCATCTGTTGAGGTGGTGTTTACGTTGAATACGTTGGCTGCACCAACAAACAAACCCACATTGTTCTGCACACGCACAGTACCAGTGGTAGCTGTGTTGGCCGTCGCTCTCATGAAGTCAGTAGAGTCCAAGTTGTCCAACAATGCAGCATTAGTAGCAGTACCTGCAAACACCGGGCCACTACCACCAGTGTTAGATAGTGTAATACCAGTATAAATTACAGGGAATGTGGTTACTGTGGGGGCTGCTGGTGTAAAGTTAGCGTCTTTGCTCACAATAGCAACACGAGTGTTGTTCACATACAAACTGGTCACAAAGTGTGGTGTGCCGCCGTTGTCATTGATAGTTTCAGGAATGGCGCCAGCTGTGCCTTCAGCGGATGTAAACGCAGGGCCAACCACAATAAAACCTGTGCCAGTATATACTTTGACTTGCTGATTTACTGTGTCGTACCACAGGTCGCCTTGCACGTTTGATGTTGGTGCAGATGCACTAGAAGTAGCAGCGCTAATAGTCTTGAATATTGTGCCGTTGTAGACTTTTAGCAAGTTATTGGTTTTGTCCCACCACAATTGTCCTGTTAGTGGAGCGCTGGGTGCAGTGGTGTTTGAACCGTTTTCCAGCAAGTGGATAAAGTTCTCGTCGAGAAATTCACCGTAACCGGCATAGTTTTTACCTACCAGTATCATGCTACTAGCAGTGTTTACTGTGCCGTCAGAAATGGTTGCAAATACTGTGCCGTCAGTAAGATTAATTGTATATGCCATGTTGGTCGCCTTGTTCCTAAATTAATTATAGATATTTATACAGCATTGATGTTGCTTAATGTCTGTATACGCAGAGTGTAGTCAATTTGAATTTGACGATTCAAGCTCTTTTGTACGGGGTGAAAGATAACGTGAGTAATTAGACGCAGATCAGTTGCACTTCCGTTCCAGGATTTTAGTCCCAGTTCGTCAAACACAAATTCGCCGTTGAAATTGGTACTGTTATCAAATGCCTGCTGCTCTGGCGGCTCGCCGTAGTCCAGTAAACATTGCACTAGAATGTCTGTGTAAACGTTGCCCGAAGTGTGCAGCACGGTCATTTTGTTGTTTTCTGGGTCTGTGTCAGCTGCTGAATTGTCGTTGACAACCTTGGCATAAGTTTCGTTGTACAGATCAGCATTCTGGCCTGTGGTATTAGGGGGCAAATAGGTAATAACACCAGTAGGATCTACCGAACTGCCGCCGTTGCCAAACGCCATTTCATAGATGTAACCCAGGTTACGATCACTCAGAGTTTGCGCCATGGCTACGGAGATGTTTTCGTAGTGAATAGCGTTTTTCTTATCTACCAAAACTTCGCCTGTAACAGGATCTGAAATTTTGACAAAACCTTCAATTTTACACAGTCCTGGGGTGATCATGCTCGTCCCTCCACATAAGTTTTTTGCGTTTTTGGATCATAGATTCTCATGTGAGCTTGTACCGAAATGGTCCCTTGTTCGTTTGGTTTGCGAGCCGTAGCAGCAGGTTTTGCTGCTGGTGTGGCCTGATTTGACTGTGTGTTTGACATGGTCATTTATTTACCTTGCTTTATAAGCCTCGTAAGAACCTTGCGGCCGGAGTGTTGGTTTCTTGCAGTGCTATGCCGTCACTAGGGGTTCCTACGCCGGGTGCGTACCAAGTGACCCCTTTACGAACCAGCATGGTTACTTCAACACCCGCTGGCGGTGCAGTTAATTCAGGATACTGATCTTGTGTTACAAATTCAATTGCTAGTGGAGTAAATTCTGCCACGTTCCAGCGATATTGCCCTGGTTCAATTGCTACTGTAGTGTCAGAGTATGCGTACTGACGTGCGCCGCCAACGTATACTTCTAAACTACGCACATCAAATGTGCTGTCTTCGTTAGTGGTATCAATAGATACCGTAGTTGCATAGAACAATGTGCTTGATCCGTCGCCAATTAGTGTATCACTTTCAACATAGTCTTGATATTCTGACAACAACAAGTTGCCGCGGCTGATGTCGTAGACTGGTGTTCCCACCACATGTTCTGCTGCACCCGAACCAGCGGTGCCACGCAACAAACTGCTCACAAAGTTCAGTGCAGTGTCTCGTACACGATACATAATGCGTTCACCACCAATGGTGATAACACCAAATATACCATTTGGTAGATCAGGTGCGCTCAATACAGACGCATCATCAACATAGATAATATCATCAGTCGCAGATACAGCCTGTGATACCGCAGTTGTAGTAGCGCTGGTAATTCTATATGTGGCCTGTACTCCACGCATGTCTTGGTATATGCGGAATGCCATAGCTTCTGGCACAACAGAATTGGTGAATTCAGTAATTACCATGATGTCAGCAGAACCAATTGCTCCAGAAGCTAGTATCAAGTACTCTCCCTCAACCACATAATCTTCACCTTCGAACAGCCTGAACCCATCCAGTGTGACCCAAAGTCTGCTGGGGTCTACATCAGCACGGCGTAGCCAAAAGTCATTGTTGGGTATAGCTGTTCCTTGACTGTAGTCAAAACTGCCAGGATCACCAGATAGTGTGCCAGAATCAAAGTCAGTGCTGTCGTACGGTTCAACTACGGTGATACCAGTGGTCACAGGTCCTTGGAACACCAGTGTAAGAGCATTTTGCTGACGAGTGTCGTTCCAACCAATAACTTGGAAGACGTCTCCAATGTTGGGAGGAGTTATAATCTCAATTGTGTTGGCAGCCACATCATACTCGGCCACAGTGTTTACTGCAATCAAAATTGTTGAGCCTACCGCAGGGGAATCTACAAATATCACCTGACGATTTTCGGCTCCAGACCAGATAGTAACACTGTATGATCCAGTGACCAGGCCCACACTTTGTACTTGTAAAATACCGTCAACCCATACCTTGATGTCAGTTGGTGCATTGATGATCTGTTGAGTAAAACCACCGCGTGTGGGAAGATCAAAATTCGTAGTGCTTCCGTCGCTGATCCATTCAACGCCATCTGCGGGACGCAGGCGCAGACCGTTCTTGGTCACCACCATATTGGCAGGATTGGTTCCTCCAGTGTATATGTCCAAGTTCAGTGTGCGACTAGACACAATATCAGCATCAGCAACAAATGTGTTGACTTGAGGAGTGCTCCAGCTGTAGGCAATGGTAGCAGTGCCTGTTCCTGTTGCGGTACCAGTTGCGGTAAATTCTGTTCCTACTGTGTTTACGGCGGCGCCAACTGTGATAAAGTTAGTGGTTCCCACAGTGTTAATTCTATAAGTTTGCCCTAGTTCTAACACACCAGCACTGATTGCTGGGTTCAAAATACCAAATGCTACTAATGCAACACCGTCAATAGCGGCAAAGGTTGTATTGAAAAACACAATACTTTCAGTAGACGGAACAAATAATTCCCAATAAGCAACTGCGGTGATGTCAGTACCAACTGGCACCGCTTGCAAAGCACGATAATAATTGCCGCTGTTGTTTACTACATCAAGTTTTTCATAACTGTCAAACAAACTCCAGGCCACAGAGTCAATATAAGGTTCCCACGTTATTCCTGGAACATTTGCACTATTGCGGAACACTGCCACAGTTTGTATTTCATCAGCACTTACCGGTATCACAACTGAATCACTTGCATCAGTGCCTGTGTAATTGCCACGGAACAACTGGACGCCGCCACCAAGTTCGTAGACAGCAATGTTGATGATATCATTGTTGGCCACATTGTCAACCACAGTGATGGTTTGATCTACCCAGTTTACTGTGTAATCAATGTCTTCCACAAGATCTCGACCAGTGGTCTGATTGCTGACCAGAACCTGCACCGGGTGTTCTAACAAATTGGTCCAACTGTAGGTATCAGTGATTGTTGGATCATAGGTATATCGAGTATTTGCTATTTCAAATCCGTGGCCATCTAGTTGCCAATCACTGCCTGGACGAGTGTATACTCGCATGTCCAAGGTATCATACTCTGCACCGTTGACCAATTCTTCTGGTGCATGTCCTTCGTAGATGCCCACAAACTGGCCACCATCAATGTTGACGCTGGTGGCTCTTTCGCCTAGAGTAGGGTCAGTGAACTCACTTTCAAACACAGCGTCAGTGTTGGCCAAGTTGCCCAAGAAGTAGTCACCATATACTTGCACACCGGGATAATCAACTCCGTCAATCAGTAATGGCAATTCAAGTCCAGGCTGATTAACGCCAGGCACATACAATCCCATGGTACGATCCACGCCACTTAAGGTAGCTGGATCAACTTCTTCCCAGTTGGCAAGATCAAATGTGGGTCCAACAACCGGTGTAGAATCATCACTCACTGCCATCCAAACTCGGTCATCATAACGTACCATTTGTCCAGTTTGGTATGTGGCAGTAGAGCTCCATTCATTGATGCTGGTCACATACTGACAACGATCAAACTTGATGGTAGTAGTAAAGCTACGAATCATAGTGTTTTCAGCACGAACCACTGCTTGAGCACCCGAGCCGTTGCCACCATCAAAAGTCACAGTAGGAGTAGTTCTGTAACCTGATCCTGGATTGGTAACTGTTACTGCCACAACTTGTCCAAGGCTGTTGATTATTGCTTCTGCTTCTGCTGATATTTCAGCGTCACCAGTAATAATAACTTGTGGTGGTTCTGTGTACCCAGTACCAAACCGTCCAGCAATCATTTCGACTGAAGTTACTGTTAGCAAATAATTGTTGTACCATTGATTGTACGGGAAGTTGGTCCATACTGTGCTAGACGCTGGTACATCACTAAGAGAGTTGCTAATTTGAGCTGTTCCGTGGTCATAAGGCAACAACACAGGGCTGGTGTATTGCGGAATTACTAGACTGGTATCATAGTATGCAGGCAAATCAAAGTCAGTTAGTGTGCCAAGAAAATCGTCAAAACCGTTGTATCGCAAATTGAATTCACGAATTTGCACATGGTATGGTTTGACTTCTTGAATGTAATCCAGCACAAACTCTTGGTTGTCACGACGATAGTTTTGGTACGGTGCAAGGTCGCGAATTCTATGGTCAACATCGATCAAGGAAGTTTTAACCAGCCACTCAGGCGCAGTAAATTCGCTCAGCACAAAATTGAACATCAGTGTCAATGCGCGGTTTCGTTCCAGCACCAAGTCATCCACAAACAATTCTTCATTGATTGCTTGAATAATTTTACGAGTTTCAATCACGGGCTCTTGGTCATAATACTGTGCGTCAAAAACTTCAATATCAAATCCAAACCGTCCAATTGCATAATCCCACAATTCAGCGCTGAATTCAATTGTGCCATCTTCAAGGCCAACACGACTCCATCCAGTATCTTCCAACAAGTAAATTTCAAATTTACCTTGGCTGTTTGCAGTAATTCTAGCACTGCTGCCAACTGATACATTTAACACATCCAATGCAGCAATGTTGGCCACTTCAGCAACAACTTTACTACTGGAATTGTATCCTGGACGATACCAGTTGATGTAACTCCAGTAATCGGCAGTATTGTATCCTTGCACGCCTGTTAGTACTAGTATACGTGTGCCCGGCGATTGTTCATTTGCTTGAACTGTATAAATGGTCCACAGGCCGCGGTTGTCACTGTCGCTGACCACAAGATACTTGTATCCCAGTGCAACTGTATTGATATTTTGGAATCCCAAAATTTCCAAGTTAGCCACACGCAGATTCCAGGAACCTGAGTTTGCAGATGGTTCAGGCTCGGCAGAGTTCAACAAGTTAAAACTACGACTTTCGCTGATGGGATACATTGCCAGTACATCATTGGCACGAGTCAAGTAATTCTTGAGTGCAGCAAATCGATCTGCGAACATGCTTTGTCGTGGACGGAATTGAACACCGTAACGCTCTGCAATGCTTAGATTTGGATCAGGAACTGAATTACCAAATGTATCAACTCCGCAGAAACTATCTTGCAGTTTACGATACAAGTTGTCGCTCAAGAATGCGTCTGCTTTGCCTTGACCAATCAGCTCATACTCAACGTGAACATTGTCAGTTGTGTACTCTCGATCAAACTCAATGTTGATCACTGTGTCAAATGCTTCAATATAGTCGCCTGCATTGTATAGTGCAATAGTACTGGCGTTAATTGGAGCAACATAGCTAATGCCTGACCCGCGGGGATTGCTGATGTACTGTGCCACTGTGGCCACGCTGAGTGTTTTGCCTTGCTGAGTAGCTGTACTTGTGATTCCGCGTACCCAGAAATAATATTCCGTGGCAAAAATGCCATCGCGTCCAAGACGACTGCTTAAACTATAGCTCAGTATGTTTTGTGGCGTGCCTGGGCCAGCATATGCAGCAGGTGCCACATCACTTACTATCCACTGATACACATCAACTGTTGATCCTGGGAATATTTGTCCCCAGCGACGACTAGCGTAAACAATGTCATCTTGGTTAGGATCAATAAATCTGACACTGCTGATATCCCACCATACTTGTCCTACATGCTCTGCTGTCCAGGTTGCTCCGTTGATGCTAGTAGGACCAACATTGTAGTTGGCTGGATCAATGCCCGAAATATAATCTATATTCTGCCGAGCTGCACCCAGTATCTTGCCTTGTAAAGGATCAAAGAAATCGTAGAATTGAGTGGTTGCACTAGTAATTCTATCGTATGTGAACACAGAATTTAACAGTCGAATATCAACCACTGGCAGTTGTTCACGCAATACTGTCCAGGCTGGACTACGGTCAGTATTTTCAAATACAAACACTCGTCCAAATGCTGCTGTGCTATCTTCAACATCGTTGTATGGCGCACCTACTACCAACACGCCCGAAGTGTAATTCAATGCAATGCCAAATGTGTCGTATTCTTTGACTTCACTGTTGGAAATCTGTTGTCCAAATGCAAAGTTACCGGGGTTGACAACACTTGGACTTGAACTAGACAAATAATCATAAGTGTACACTGCACCACTTTGAATTACTGTGCTAAAAAAGATAGTACTGCCCACATCAAAGTCAGTGGTACCATCGTCGAATATTGTAATCAAGTACAGTGTGCCGTTTGGTGTTCCCACTGCCAGTGCGGTTGCCGAATCATCAATGCTGATAGTTGCACCAAATCCAGCCAATTCTACTGGATACGGACTAAGAATAACTTGAGTATGAACAAACGTGTCGAAGTTCAATGTGGCAAATGCAGTACCAATACTACCCGGAGCAAGTTGTAGTTTGTTGAATTCTGGTGCAGCATTGTTGTTTTTAACTGATACTGTCAAGTAGCCGGTGGTGCTAACCACAGCACTTACATTAGGCACAGCAACGTTGATCTGTGCCGCTAGAGACCTAACACTTATGCTTGCTGCTACTGTGGTAGTTGTTACTGGTTGCCAGTATGCTGTATTAGTGATTGCTGTGCTTACTGGTACTGATTGTATGGAAGCATAGATTGTATATGTGCTACCACTTAGATTGTATACCACAGTATTCTTGGCATAGGTATTTAGAATGTTCCATGCATCGGGCACAATCACATCCATGTTGTTTACCCGTACTGTGTTGCCAGCGGTTAGCACAGGATTAGCAGTGCCAGAGGTGCTAGTACCATAAATTCGACTTTGATTTACAGCACGCTCTACCACACCACCTTTGTAGACTTGAATACTGCTTTGTGGTTCACCCACATACAAGCTGCAATTGTATGCACACAAGTCCACGCTTTCTCCAAAGTTAGAGAACTCTGCTACTGTGACTTGGGTAATTGTTTGTATCAAAGAGAACTGATTGGTTTCAATTTCAATCACGTCACCAACGGATACTGTTCCATTGATGGTTACAGAATTTGCACCATCCCATACAAATGTATTGGCAGCATCAACTACACCGTCATCTTGGTTGATCAAGAACACATTGTTTTGGATCACACTTACTGGACCTGTTACTGTTCCCAATAATGTAAATGTATTTGTGGTGCCAGCCGCAATAAATCGTTGCACGTCTCGATCAAACACATACACTGCACCTGCTTCAACTTCTCCAGCAACTGTTTTGTCAGGAGCACCAATCATTACTTGACGACCATCTGTTGAGCAGCTCACACTTTGACCAAAGCGATCTCCAGCAATGAGTCCAGCATCGGTTAAGGTATTGACATATTCAAAATAGCCTTGTGCATTGGCAATAATTACTGTGCCTGCTGCTGGAATAGTTACAAAAGTAAGATCGCTGGTACCAACATTGTAGGTGTAATCAATGTTGGGACGATACATCACACCGTTGACTGTTATGCTAAACGAATAGATATTGTCTACAGTAAAGAACACTTCATTTAGACTAAACACTGATGCTATTCCCACAGGAGTGTATGCAATGTTGAATCCAGTGATGCCACCAACTCCATCCACACTGGTAATGGTCAGCACAATATTTGCTGTACCACCAAAGCTGCTGGCGGCAATAGTTACTGTGTTTCCATTTACATAACCAGTGCCAAGAGTTGTTGTTCCAACTGTGCCTAATACAGAACCAGGTTGTCCTACTTCGTTACGAACACGAACCACAGTAAATTCAGCACCAACACCAGCACCAGAAGTTGCACTTTGCACAACATCAAAATAAGTTTGAGCGTCTAATTGCTTGACGTAAGTTCTGGTGATGTTGACCAAGTTTCCTGCTGCAGGTGGCACTGTAAATACCACAGTGGTATACATGCCGCTATCCAGTGTCACAGTATAGTCTGTGCCAAGCAACTGTACTTGACCATCAACAGTGACTGTCAGTTGAGAATCGTCGTTGATTTGAATTGTTTGTGCAATGTCATAACTGACGGTGCTATCATCGCCCAGTGCCTTAACAACTTGTTTTTCCCAGTCTACTCGACCATAGGCATGTACACTGTTGAGTCCTGGTGCGCCAATGTACATCCAACGCTCATCTTGACTCATAGCAACACTATAACCAAATTCCCCCAATCCAGGATTGGTACTTGTGGTGGTTCCTGGCTGTGTCAACAACTGCCAGACAGCGTAGGGATTAACACCTGGTTGTCCCAGGGCTGGATCACGATAGATTACTGCGGTATAGCCACTGTTGGCTTCGCCGGCACCATTGGGTCCCCAGCTGGCACTAGCACCGGCCACTGCCCATTCTTGATTGCCAAAATCTGCAGAATTACCAAATCCTCTTGCTCCGGTGATAGCCAAAGAAAGGATACCGTCAGCGTCGGCAACGGGGCTTACTGGTGCATACTGATCACCATAATTTTTCACGTATACATACACTGCGCCAGTGTTGCTACCGCCTGCATGGTTGTAACGTGGACTACCGACCAGTAGAGCTAGGCGATTGGTTGCTTGTGCAACACTGGATCCAAAGTGTTCAGTGGCATCCAACAGCAGTGGACTAATTTGTGCAACGTCAGTGAATACTTCTTGTTTTTCAATCACTTGCCATTTGTTGCTGCCGTTGTTGTCGACCCAAACTTTTGCTCCAGGAAGAATGTCGTTGGCGTAAGGCAAATTGATCACGTCAGATGCTTGTGCCACTCGCATGGTCTGCAGAGTAAATCCAAGTCCTGTTCCATTGGCAACTACACGATCTCCAGCAAACTGGAACACAATGTTCACAGTGTTAAGATCAGATACTCCCACAACTTCATACACACCGTTGACTTCGATGTCAAAGAACTTGATGATCAATGTGTCGCCGACTGATAATCCATGTTGTTGACTAAAGATCACTCGGCTGGTATTGTCTAGGTTGTCACAAACGTGCTGGATTGCTCCAGGCACTGCTTGCGCACGATAGATGTTCCAGTCATAGTTGTTTACTTTGGCCACCCAGATACTGGTACCCACACCAATCTCATCAATGTTTGCATTGACATTGGCAAGGTCGTTGATATCAAACACAGTGATATCAACATCGTCAAGATTCACATAACCAGCTGTGGGTAATGCAGCATCGGTGATTGGCTCAGTAGTAGTTGGTAAAATATCTGGACTAGTCAACTTGTAGCTCTGCCGCCATACATCACTCAACAAGATTGTTTGGTCAGCTTGGCTTTGTTGTTCTGGCAGTACCACTTGCACCAAACTAGGATTAGAATTCAACAATGCACGGTTCAGACGCAGTTCAAAAAAGCTACGATTTGCATTGGCTCCATACACAGCACGTTGTACTGCCCAGTTCTCATAGATACTGTAGTCTGCGGTTTCTTTGCCAAGGTTAGCACCAGTAAACAATTCAGCACTTAGGATAGTACCTTTGCTGCCCAGGAATTGGCGATACACATTTAACTGACTTACATCATCAAGATTTAACGCTGCCATGTACTGTCGTGGCCGGAATCCAATCAGGCCATATGACAGCAAGTCAGTATCATTTTCAATGTTGGCACTATTGATATTGTAAGTGTTGGTCAACTGATCTGCTTTGTTGGCCAAGTTTGGCAGCAATCCCAATTCAATCTGTGCATAATCACTTTGAGTCCAGTCGTTAAAGTTAAAGTTGACGCTGGGTTGTACAATGGTCAGTGCAGACCAGTACACATTCTTGTACTTGACAATCTCACCTTTGGCATAGGTGCGTAACCCAGTCCATTCTTCAACATTGTTTTGATTGAGAATAAAGCCAGGTGCGTCAACTTGTCCAGTCCAGTCAGTGGTATTGACACAAACCAAATTCAATCGACTTTGTCGAGCACCAGTTATGGGTGCATAGATCAAATCACCAAACACACTTTGGTTGTTTAACACAATCATGTGTTCATAAGTGGTAAACTTAAGATCAATAAAACTTAGAGTCTGATCTGTTAGTGGTTCACAACTGAATGTATTGCCAATACGAACAATATTTAAATTGCGAGTGTTTAATTCTCTACGATTCTGATCCAGCAATATATTGTCCATTGTTTGCACTTTGATGCTGTCAACAATTGCTTGTTCGCGAGTAACTGACAATTTAAAAGCAAGTGGATTTAAATTCAATAATGCATCAGTATCCCAGCCTTGCTGACTCCAGTACAAGAACTCTTGACACATTTGTTCCCAGGTCAAAATGTAACCGTTGGACTGATTGGTAAATGTCAATCCTTCTTTTTCCAATAACTTTCCGTAGCTTAACAAAAAGTCGCATACGCTGGTTTCATTTGCAAAGACAAAGCCATAAGGAACTTGTGCCACATTGTTGGTATAGAATGTAGGGACTCGTACTGTTATGCCACCAGAAGAGATTGTTTGTAATAATCCAGTTGCTTTGCTTTCAAGAATATTAAAGTAAGGCAGGCTTGAGCCGTAGCCAAATACAGAATATCCATTGGTTACTTTTTGCACTACCACTGCGGAATACACAGCACGATCAAATGGCTGATTCTTATACAACAGCAAGTCGTAACTTTCATCAGGTATCAACAATGCTGTGTTGGTTGAATTAGGACTGGACTTTTCAGTATAAATTTTGATGTATTGTTTATCACTGAAGCTGGCCATTCTGTAGCACAAACGCACATCTAGATTTTTCAGATCAGCAGCAAGCTCTGTGGTAGAGTCAACACCAGTTTGACGATTATAATCCACAATCCAGTTGATGTAACTGGCTTTGCTGACACCATTACCGTAGACCTCAATGCCGTTGGCATCTAGACGATATCGATCATTGTACAGATACTGACCAAATTCTTCACTGTATCGATACAAGTCGCGGTCTGCAAACAATGCAAAGAATTTAGCTGGTTGAGTAACTGCCAACAACTGCATCACAGCAAAAGGATAGCTAGAACTGTTCCACCAAGATGCTTCGACAGGACTTCCATCGCCGGTGGCCCAGCTCTTCTGGAATTGTGTTTGATTGTATGTTCCAACTACAGAGTTAAACGGACTCAGTAATGATCCTTCGCTATCCACCGGAATAACTTGACTCAATCCTGGACGAGCAAACTCTGGTTTGATGTAAGGTGCAATTGGATCATTTACAAGACCAAGTTCTAGGTCATCCCATAACACTGTGTTGCCAGAAGTATACGGTGCAGGACCATAGGTCAGTTCCCACCACGATGGTTGTTCTGTTATGCCCAACATCTCCCAAGGAGTATATTGTGGTTGTTCAGTGTCATAGAAATATCTGTTGATACCACGCCAGGCACCCAATAAATTTTCATTGTTTAATTTATTTTGTGCGCTGCTGTAGTTCCAAGTAAACTCGTTGGTAGCACTGTACTGTTGAGTCTTGTAGTCAAGTTTGTTTCCGCCAACGTAGTTCAAGAAATCTTCATTGAATACTGAATTGATTTCAGCGTAGGAGAATCCTGTATCTCTAAACTGGCCAGGCAACACATCGTACACAGTCATTGGAACTGGGTTACCGTCAAGTTTAAGATTGTTGTAAATTCTAGTTTCAAACTCCAACAATACATCATCACGTAGATCGCCAAATATTGGCGTGATTGATCCGTCGTGGCCTTGAATTACTTGTGTCTGCCCTGTACTGGTTTGTTCGGTGAGAATACCAGGTACATAGGCTGCATACAATCCCATCTTGGTGGGAGTATTGGGCACAAAGCTACCATAGGTGCTGGAGTATTCTTGCAGTACTAGTGAGTCGCCTAGTGTTAATGTTGCAAGGACAGTAATGCGCGGTCCGTCAGTTGCAACCACATAGTCTTGACCACGAGTCAATATTACATCATTGAGGTACACATCCAGGCCAAGATAATTTGACTTGGTGTAGTCATATACTTGTACAGTATCAAACGTATCAGTGGTAGTCAAACTCACTGTGTAGTTTGTGGTAGTATATACCGCTCCGCTGGGCAGCATGTCAGACCAGTAAAATGGCTGAGACTCAACTCGTCCCAGTGTGGTATCTTCGATAGCAGTGTCTAATATTTGAGCGGTGGTGTTAAACTCAATGTTTTGTTTGGTTACCGCATCCAGCAACTGATACTTGAACTTGTTGTATTCTCGATCATTGTAGTTTAACGCACCAAACACATTGAACGAAGGACTACGCATAAAGTATCCAGCTAAGGTCAATGGCGCACTTTGTTGCAGGATAGTTAGGCCGTAGGGAACAATATTTCCAAGGTCTCGGGTGTTGTTGGCACCGTTGATAACACCAACTAAGGTGTTTAAATTCTCACAGATACTTTCGTAGTGTGTACGAATTGTTCCTAGTGTAAATGAGTCTGAGTTGCCGTTCAGCGGATTGTTCTGCAAGTTGATAGGCACTTGATAAAAGGCCACTTGGCTGGTCTGACTACTAAGCACAGCAACTTCTATAATGTCCCCTATCACATAAGTTTGGCTCAGTGTAATTGTAGTGCTGTCATTTGTTCTGGTATAGCTGTAGGTGCTGGGATCCTGGAATACTGATCCAACGTATAGTTTGACAGGTGGCACATTGGCCGCTGCGTCATCTACACGTACATCTAATTTCAAAGTAGATGCTGCATAAGAGAATTTAAATTGTTGACGAATTTGGCTTTGAGTTGCTGCTGTCTGCCATCCAATTTTTCGATCAAACACCACGCGAGAAACATATTCTCGCACACTGCCTGAACTAATATTTGAAGTCACACTGGCATTGTCCAACACATACAAGAATGTATCTTTGTACAAATTGTTTTCAAACACAATATCGCCAACGTTGTTGATGTTCAAGTATTGCAACGGGAATTGCAAGACAGGATCAAGAATGCCAGTGTCTCCCACTGCATAGCTAAACAACTTGCTGCCAGCAAAAGTTGAACTTTGATATTTTGTTTGATCTCCAAAGCTGGCACCAGTGGTGTCGTAAACATTGAACAAGGGTGCTTGTTGCACTCCTGTTTTTTGTTGAGCTTCTAACCAGTCTGCACCATCAAACCAAAATGTCAATCCTGTCAGCGTGTCCCCTCTAAGACACACTGTGGACTGATCAGCCAGCACTTCACCGTCAGACGCTAGAGTCAGATTAATAATAGGCTGCGAAATCAGCGGCGACACAGTGTCTGGATTGATAAAACTCACAGTGTAAATTTTATTTTTGACAGCAATGTCTTCGTCTGCTGCAAAGATAATTCTAGTGCCATCAATAAGATTGTATCCATCCACAGAATAACTGGTGGTTCCTTGTATGTTGCTGAACGCATCAGTTTCGTCAAAGTCAATGATGTCAACTGGCTGTTTGCCGTCGGTGCCCATGTTGTACAACCTGACACCCGGGCGGAATTGAATGATAGGACGTTTAGCTCTGTAAGCATTATCAAACGCTGCTGTAGTATTGTTATACACGGCAGTGTCATTGATCACATCAATATGAAACCATCGATTGCTACGTGTCCATGGATTGAGATCTTTGCTGGCACGATCAATGGTCAAATAATCTAGTGTTTCTGGTTCAGCGTTTATGGTAGTAACGTTGTTGTCGACCACATAAGTCTCGGGAGTGATATAATCAGTAACCAACAATAATTCAATTGCAGTACCTACATTGCTCACATAGTATTCCAAATTGCTGGTCACAATGGCTGTGACATTAGCTGCGCCAGGGCTCAATACCACAGGTGTACCGTACTGTTGAGCAGAGATAGTAAATTGTATTCCGTTGGCCGAAATACTCTGAACGTAATAGGTGCCGGGTGCTATGCCACCAATGGTTGGCACTGAGAATGTAATCTGTTCTCCCACATATAAACTGGCTGTGCTAGCTGTGGTGATATAGTTTGTACCAAATTCTGCTGCCGTACACAGCAAGTTAAACGTGCCTGATGCATAACTAGCAGGGATTACGTCGCCAATAAATTTGACCTTGAGACCGTTGGTAAATGTAACTCCATTGGGACTGGTATAGTTGGGCTGGCCCAGAATTTCGTCAACATCTATTGTGCTGTTTTCTGATTGCTCCAGCAATTTGATGCGACCAAAAATTTCTGGGTCTGTGCCATCTTGATAGTAAAGAGTGTCTTGAATTGCAGTCAGCAAAGGAATTTGCTCAAACACACCAGTGTTGTTTTTGTACCACTGTGTGCTACTGTAAGTAGATCCGTAAAGAATTCTGAACTTGTTGAGGTTTGGTACGGTAGCAGTTTTGGCCAAGGACATGTAGCTGTACCCACCCACAGTGACATAGCTAATTTGCCACAACTGATAGCGATCTGCTGGATCAACATCAGTGGTTTGATCAAAAAACACAGTGTCAAAGCTGCCTGGTTGAGCGTTAAATGTGCTGTCTCGTGGCAGTGGATCATACAGAGTAGTACGTTGCCAACCGCCGCCTTCTGCATCAGTTACAGGTTCAGTAAATACCAAAGTTCTACCATTGAGATTGGTAATACCATCAATGCCGCCGTAGGCAGCAATAAATTCTTCAACGGACACATTGTTGATCTGATTGAACTTGAGATTGCTAATCAAGTCTACTGTGCCAAAATTTGTTAAGTCGTAATAAAATTTCTGTGCGTCTTTCAACGGCACATTGAAAGTAATTTGACCAAGATCTTCACCATTGTTGACCACCCCCAGCACATCACGTGAACTGATATTTGGAGTCGACGGCACAACTCCGGCAATGCCAGGTGCTGCTTGTATCCAGAATCCCGGACCTGTACCAGCTTGACCATCAACAATGGCCAATTGTCCTTGCATGTTAGATTGTGTTTGACTGGCATAATATAAGGTATCGGGAGCGTCTTGTGGCACAGTAAATGTCACTAGACCGATCAATGCACCATTGCGGCTCACGCCAGAATTGTAAGCGTCACCTACTCCTGTGGTAGGAGATGTTTTGATCCAGAAAGGATAGTTGCCATTAAGGTTAAGGTTAAACACATAGGTGTTGCCACGGGCTAGTGTCAGTGTTGGATTAGACTGAAAGTCAATCTGATATGCCGAAATTCCCACATTAGATACACGATAATTTACCGTTTCTTTTGTATTCTGTGCTACTTGGAAAGTGTAACTACCACCGCGAAGCACTTCAATCACAGGATTATTCCCGGCAAGGCCAGAGAATGTGTAAACTCCATTTTCTCTATTGACCACAAAGTTGTCAGTGGTAGGCACACCAACTGCTGCTACATCAACAGCAGCAGGACCGTTGGGCAACCAAAAGTATTGACTGAAGTTTACAAAAGTATCAAAGTTTACAAACGGATCCCAGGTGTAATATTCACTAGCATACAGTCGATCTGGACGAGTATCGTTACCACCGTTGAATTGCACAGCATCGTTGATGCCAGGGTATGTGATTGCATTCTTGATTATGCTAGTATCAGGTTCAAGACTGATAACACCTGGCTCAAGTTGATAATCTGCGCGAGTAGTGCTTGGTTCAACCACATACTTGTCATTTGGGTTTACACCCGGGCCCACTGTGCGACCAATATAACCTTGTGTCTTTTTGAACTTGGGTTCCTGAATCAACTGATCTAGTGTAGCAGCCAAGAACTGCTTGTTGGTCTCAGTCTGAAATATCTGCGGAAGAAAATCTACCGAACGAGTGGTTGCCATTAAATTACTCCGCTTCCTGGGGCTGTGCGTAGGTTGGTGCTGGTCAAAGCGTCAATCACTTCTATGTTGTCAATGGTTGCTGCGTTAACAAACAACTCATTGGGAGCTGATCTAATTTCATAAAGATCACCAAAACTCTTTTGTGTGTTTAGTGGTACCAGGACCACTGAACTAATAATAGTACCCAGCTGACTATGTAAGTATGCTGCTACTTCTGAGAAGTAGAATGTGTCACCAAAGTTCCATTTATCAATGCTAAAATAAGTGTTCATTTCCGCCACCACTGAACTCTTGATCTCACTGACAGATGCAGTAGAATTACTAGCTCTAATAACTTTGATAGTTGCACGTAGTTCTGGTGCAGCTTTGGCACCAAACAGCGGCTTGAATTGCACAGAATTCATAACAATGTTATCACTGATCATTTTATAATTTTGCAATCCCTGATAGGCAGTGTTAAGTTCGTCAATGGTCGGTACATCTGGTTGTGTCACAGTGTTTGTAGTGTCACGTATCCAGTTTTGGTATGCAGTATAGTATGCCTGTGTGACCACATACAAGTCGATGATGTTGGTAGTGCCCGGATCAATACGATTGGTTAGTGGAGAGTTATGACGATATTGGTAGTACAAGCCTTGTCGGCCAATTCTAGCAATCCAGCCGTCTACTGCAACAATAGTTCGAACACCAGTAGCACCAATACTGAGTTCATAAAATGCTCCAGTATCTGTCAGACTAGGATTTTGATTGTATGCATAAAACACCTGACCCGGACTCCACTCACTCTTGACCAGTTCAATGTCGTCAAGTGTTGCATAGTCGCTGGTCACACGTTCTGGTTCAACCAGCAAGTATCTTTGCAGGTTATCAAAGTCCAGTGTTTGTTGCAAGAATACATATTTTTGTGTGGGATTTACTGTGGGTGCAACAATTTCGTCAAAGAAATCTGGATTGTCTGGCACGCCGTCATTGTCGCTGTCACGATATCCAACCAAGACCTGGAAGTCATCTACATAGCCGTCACTTTCAACTGGTTGTCCAATAATAGTCATTATGATGTCGCCGGGCAGGCTCTCTGTGGAGTCTGGCTGGGTGTTGACTGCCAAGCAGTTGATAAAATCTTTGATCACAGTACCTGTGCGACTGTCGTAAACTTGTTGACCATCATAAAAGAAGAAACGTGTTTGCAATACTGATCCAAAGCTATAGGCCAAGCCACGGAATGTGATTGTGTAATTGTTGTTTGATGTAGTGAACTGAATCAACCAGGATGAATCAAGTTGCTGACCTGTTTGGCTACCAGCATTGGCTTGGCTCCATGCAGCATTGGCTGCTAGGTTAGCGGATGTGATCAGATACCACGAATATGCTGTGCCGGTGACACTACCATCGTTGTCGTAGCCAAGACCAAAATTTCGATACAAAACAATTTGCTCACTGATTGCAGTTTCAAGATCCAATGGCAAATCTGTAACAAATAATGGAATAATGGTGTCTACAACAGCACCAGTTGGCACAAAGTTGTTGATAGTAACAGGGCCGGCGCCTGATGCTAAGTTACCAAGTCCGTTGTTCATACCGTCAGCAATAACATCCATTGGGCTAGCCCAAATTTCCAGCCGTTCATCGGCACGAGTAGGTGTGCCTTGAATTAGTCTGTTGTTGCGATCAAAATAGTATCCAGCAGGAGGAACAAATTTGATCAAGCTACCCACAATAGCGTAGTAGAATGGGCTCAGAGTACCAGCTGGCGTTCCCACAGGAATTGGTGTGCCTGAAGAATTTTTAAAATAGCCTGTGGTTTCGTTTGCCAGTGTTGTGCTTTGTTGCCAAGTGCTGCCTAGTGTTGTGCCAGTATTTACCCCCTCACGTGGAAAGTTAGCATAGTAGAACTGGCGCATGGTTGATTGAGTCAGCTGCGGCTGCACTTGATTGGTGATCACGTCAGCAATTTCGTTGCGTGTGTCCCAGGTAAAATTAATTGTCGGTAAGATTAATTGTTCCCAGATTCCGCCGTCGCTGCCAAATGTATTGGTTGAACTGTATTTGCCAGTGTTGTCCACTAGATCCAGGTATCGGCTGGTACCAATGCTGGCTCGGTTCACAGCTTTAGATTTCAAAATGCTGTTGTACTGAGTATACGGAAACAGATTGTAGTCTTCGCCGTTGACCATGCGATTTTGTGTGTAGTAACGTGCAGGAGCACGCTGCTTGATTTCAGCAATGGGTTCACGAGCTTGGCTGTTGCTAACTGGCTGAGTGATGCCGCAAGTAAAAGTAACAGTTTCAAGGTTGCCTGAACGGCTAATATAGCTAATTGGCAGTGTAACTGCTTGCATCTCTTCAGGATTGATAATGTACTGCAAACCATTGCTGGCCCGCACATACGCACGAAAAGTTCCCACAGGAATTTCGCTAAAAACACCGTCGCCAAACACCATGGTAATTTGGTCGTTGACTCGACTGGTCACGCTGTAGATTGGGCGCAGAGAAGTGCCTAGTTGTTCAGCTGCTGCTGCGTACACATTCTCCACGTATGCCCATTCACGAGAAATTGTACCAACATTGTCTAGCTGAAATAACCAACGATCTTGATTGTTGATACCTTCAACGTTGATGTTTACTGTGCGGTTTGCAATACGTTCAGCCAAGTTGAAGTCTTGGTTCTGCAACACGCCCTGCTTGAACAAGAAAAAATATCCTGTGTTGTTTGAGTTGAATCCCAGTTGATCATTGCGAAAAAGTACATTGAATGGCTGATTAGGTTGAGGACTAGGCTCATACAAATAATCTTCACCGGTTGACGTTGAAGTCACTGCTTCAAATGGCATGTTTATTCCGTCGACTGTGGACGCATAAGGAATCACTGGTAAAAAGCCTGGTACCAAGTTAATGGCGTATTCGTCTGTGCGAACTCCCAGCAGTGTTTGACGATTACCCGGGCGACCAATCTTTTGTGTGTCTACCAAACTGGCATTGATAATTGCTGTAAACTGTTCTTGCCAATCAGGGTTGGTGGGATCAGCCCAGTCTACAGTGACGTTTGAAAGATTAACACCGTTGTAGTCCACAACATTTTCTGTTGTAACAACAGAAAATACCTTGAGCAGGCCTTCGGCTGCTGTGTTGCGTTTGGCGGTGTAGCTGACTAGGTCAGCAAGGCGGTTGACTGAATCTTGACGTTCAGCAGTGTCTAGGTAATTTTCACGAGTATTAAGGTCTGTACGGAAAGCAAGTGCCTGCCCCATGAACGCAATAACGTCCAGTATCGCAATAAATTCTGATGATTCAATGTAGTCATTGAACGTTTCTGGATAGTACAATCGCAAGTAATCAACAAAACTCTTACGCAGAGTTTCAAAATCGTAGCTTTGGAAGTCAGCTTCTCGATAGGTTTGATAGATCTGTTTCCAGTCTTCAACGCCAAATATAGCTGTTTGTCGTGTGGTTGTTGCCATTCTTTGAAACCTTGTGTACCTTTGATTTATTTATGGCTACACAAAACGGCGTAGTTATAGTTAAATGTAACTGGCGCGGCGGGAGGTTATGTCAAAAAATATGCTCAATCGTTCAGCATCTGTTGTAGGATTGATTGTAAGTTCAACCTGTATCAACATGCCGTTGTCTTGCGGAAACACTTGTATATCTGAAATGAATATTCTAGGGTCGCCGCCTGCCACACGCTGTACTTCATTTACAATGTTGTTTTGTAATTCTTCAATCTGCGCTTCAAACAAAAAATTCCACAAGATAGTGCCGTAGTCTGGGCGACCTGGCAATTCTCCCTGGCGAATGTTAAATGCATTCAGCAGGTCTTGTTTGATCAGCGGAAAGTCAGTCAGGGTGAATTTCTTGACTTGGTTGATTGTGTTGAATCCAATAAATGTTTGAGCCATATCAGTATTTACCGTAGATATTATGCAACATTAGACTACCCTTGAATATCGCCAGCTAGCAGTCTCAATCGTTCTTGAATTTCAGCGCTGGTTTTGATCAAGTACTGGATTAAATTTTGCAGCTTGTTGAGTCCAGATATTGGATTTTCTAAAATCCTTTGCTGTTTTGCTGTGCCCGAAGCAACAAAAGAATACAGTTCGGCTATTGCATTGGGCCCTTGATTGTCATAGTTGTTTTTGGCAGAGGTAAACTCACTGTTGATTGCTTCCCATTGTGCTCGAGTAATGTTTTGTCGAGTCTCTAGTGCAGATAATTTGCTTTCTACTGACTGATAAATTCTTCCAGTTGGATTAACAATACCGTTGAGTACAGCAGCATACAGCACAGAAAATCTGTCAGCGAATGCGTCATCAGACAAACTATTGCTAGCAGTAGAACTGTAGTTGGGTTCAGGGATCTTGTCATTGCCCAGCACTCGTGTGGTAGCAGCATCCAGTGTTTCTCGATTGACAGTGTCCGCAGCTGGTACTGGAAAATCTATAGCTTTGAACACTGCTGGCACTTTGGTTTCAGCTAGATTTACTGCATAAGCGCCATCACGAACAGCAGTATCAAATGCTGCTTTGGCATCAGCAGGCACCGGCAAACCCTTTAGTAAATTTTCAGTATTGAGAACATCCTTGGCTGCACTCAGCGATACACCAGCAACTCCTTGCGCACTGAGTTTGTCAATGGGAATGCCAACTGCTGCAAGATCAACCAGGCCTTTGGCCATTAGTGTTTGCTGAATTTCTGCTTGTTTAGGAGCACTGGCCAGTAAACTCTGTACGTCCTTGATGCCATCTTTACCAGTGTACACTGCTGGACTTTTCAACATGTCTGTAATACTACTACCAGTACTGATTGCCAGGGCGCTGGTGCCTGGTTTGAGTAAGCCAGCAGTTTCCAATTGACTTACATCTAGACCAAAAGACCCAACACCTTTGACATTGCTCAATACATCAGTGCCTTGACCCACTAGATTTTTGGCCTGAGCCATGACCGCAGTCACATCAGGCTGGGACATGTTAGCTATTGGTACCAGGGCTGGAATTTGTTTAGAAAAGTTGGCAATATCAATTGGCAAAGTCACTGCTGTGCCAGTAATGGCGCTGTTTATTGTGTTAATTGCTTGAGTGGCAACAGAGCCAATTTGTCCTGGGGCACCTGTGATTGCACCAGTAATTGACGATACTGCTGGACCAACGGCACCTGTTAGGCTAGCTGAAATTCCTGCTAACGATCCTCCTAGAGCGCCGCCTGCTGCTCCTAGTGCGCTGGATACTGTTCCTATTGCCCCGGCTGCGCCGGCTATACCAGCACCCAGTGCTCCAGTTATTCCACTCAGTGCTTGTCCAACCTGAGCTTGGGCAGATGCTAATCCATCAGCAGCTTGGGTGGCAGCACTTAGCACATCGCCAGGCTTGAATCCTACCAATGCACCTGTTTTGGCCTGCTGGTCAAAGATAGCCTGTGCTTGTTCTTTGGTCAAGCCTGGCGGACCTTTGATTTCAAACGCCTGGCCGTTGGGTAATGTAAAATTAAATCCAGACATGTTATTTTGCCACAATCTCTACACCAGCAGGCACAGGCTGCGAACCCGGAGGAGGTGATGGCTTTCCATCCTCAAACTCTACTTCAACATCAACACCTTTGTTGTGATACGGGTATGGCTCGTGAGTAGGAGCACGATTCACTATGCTTTCTAGACCATCTTTTTTTACTTTCCAGCCACTGCTGCTGTCAAACTCAGTATCATCCATCAGTGTCTTGGTTATGGGGTTGGGTGCAGCAACTTTGCCAGCAGCAGGACCGTTGAGATCAATGCCGCCTGCTTGCAGCACCAGAGCAGATCCTGCACCCCAAGATCCGCTGCTGCTGTTGATAGTTAATACTCCGTCTGCTTTGACACCAATAGTGCTTTTGCTGTAGGCAGTAAATTCACCCTGCGAAGTTAGAGTCATTGTGGTAGTCGCTTCTGCATGAATTGCTTCGTTGCTTTTCATCTTGATATCTCTGCCAGCAAACATGCTGATGTCGCGGCCAGCATGCAGATTGATATCACCTTTGGTACGCACATTAACTGAGTTGGTAGCATACACATCAACTGTGCCTTCGACCCCAAACTCCAGCCAGGCTTGTCCGTTGGCATGCACAATGTAGAAAAAATTGCCGGTGTCACTCATGGTGATTTGATGGCCTTTTGATGTTCTCAAACGGAACAAAGCATTGTCACCTTCCAGATCACCGTCGTCCATGACCAAACTGTGTCCGCCCACACGTCCAATCACTTGTGCTTGGTTTGGTTTGATTGTCCCATCGTTGATCTTTTTTCGAATATCGTTGGGTTTTATGCCGCCTTGATACACTGGCATTCCCGGCGTGCTCACACCATAAACTGCACTGGGTGTTTCCCGCTGACTTGAACTGCGAATAGTACCACGTTCAATATCCTCAATCAGGCCTTGTTGAAACAATGCACCAGCAACGTAACTGTGTACTGGTTTAGGCTGATTAAAAAATTGAGGGTCGTTGAAAATTGCTTCGTTGTCAGTGTTGATTTCAGTCACCGGCAATCTAGTAGCATCGGCAAAATAAGCTGCTTGATTTGCATTGTTGCCTATGTTGTACTTGGTGGATGAGGCAACACCGGGCAACATACTGCCCAGGCCCTGTGCAGGCACTGTGCCAATGTAGTAGCCTTGTGTGCGATCACCGTTGACAAATACGCACAATACTTCAACACCAAGGTCTGGTGGTGTAAACCACATGCCATAGCTGTTTTGATTGCCTGGGTAAGCACCCACTTCCTTGTTGGTTCCCGAGCTGGCTGGTGCAGGGGTGTA